AATCGTTACAGTCTTACCAATAATATCTTGTGGAGATTCATAGTACATTTCTCTCTGTTCTTTAGAAAATCCTGATCCTACATTTACTTTACAACCTTTATGTTCAATTGTAATGTTACTTAAACATTCTCTTTCTACTTGTTTACCATTTTCTGTCCATCGGATAAATGCATTAGTAGTTCCTAAGACAGTATATTCTGCATCATGGAATTTTTTAACCTTTAGTAGATTATGGCTTCTTTTACCTTCATAGCCTACATTCTTTCTAACCATGATTCCTTCAAATCCTGCATCCTCAGCAGCTATTTTAATTTCAGTAAATCTTTCCTCAGTAGTTAACTGTTCTTGTTTTAAGAATTCTAACATATCAGAATTAATATTTTCTGGTAAACTTCTCTTACCAATTTCTAATCTAAATGTTAATGGAGTAACTCCAGTTTGATTATCAAATTGTTCTAAAGTTAAATAATCAAATACAAAGAATTTAGGTTTTTCAATTTGATGATCCTTTTTTCTAATCTGTTTCATGATTCCTTGAAAATCTTCATTGCCATCTTTATCAACCATACAGATTTCTCCATCTAAAATAAAGTTACCTGGAATCTTTAGAATTTCATTTTCTAATTTACCTAATGTTAAAAATTCTTTACCACTTCTAGAAAAGAATGTTACTATATCATTTTCTTTTCGGCAAATACAACGAACTCCATCTAATTTTCTAGAACCGTACCAGTCTCCACTTTTAAAATCTACTCTTTTTACATTATAAGGATTTGCTAATGCAACCTTGAATGTTGGTATACATCCTGGAATTACTTTATTAATAGAACTGGTAGATGCGCCCATTTTAAGGTCTCTATCAATAATATTATAAATAAGTTTTTCGTGTTGAATATTTTCTAGGATAAATCTGTTAACATTTGCAATAGCAGTATGACCAGTACAAACTCTATTTCTTAAATCATCCAATAAAGTAAAAATACTACCATAAGTATTAGGGTGACCTAGTAAATCAAAATTCTTTTTGCAATTCTTGGATGTAACATTATACTTAAAGTAAGGATTATAAGTATAATTAAAAATCATTTGTAGAAATTTACTATCAGAGTGTTTCTTAATAGTTTCAATTTTGTAATTACCCGAAGATGAATCATTCATTTCATCAATAAATGATTGTAGATAATCGAAGTTGTTTGTTAGTTCAGTCATATTCCGTTTTGTTTAATTTATTATAATATAAATATAATACAATTTTCTCGGTTCTGAACTATAAATTCACGTTATTTTCAAAAAGTTATTAACAATTCTGAAACAGTGTTGTCGGGATGGCAGGATTCGAACCTGCGACCTCCGCGTCCCAAACGCGGCGCGATGACCGGACTACGCTACATCCCGTATGTTGTGCCTAAAGGGATCGAACCTCTACTCTTCTGGACCAAAACCAGACGTGTTGCCAGTTACACCAAGGCACAATATAATTAATCCTCTTTTTTGTTTTTAAGATTTTTAATTAATTTTTCAAATTGCTTTGAAGTTAACCCTTGATTATTTAATGAAAAGGGTTTCCATGATACTAAAATAAGTAATAGAAATACTGTTCCGGCAAAATGCCAAAAAGATGAAAATATAAATTCTAAAATGTTCATATGTGTTTAGTTTAATATTCTGTGTTAAAAAAGAATGTTTGAAATAGTCTGCCATCATTAAGACCTTCGCCAAAATAATCTAAAGAAGAATGAAATAAATCACCTCTATATAAAACAAGGCGATTATAAACATTACCTACCATAGCAGTCATATCCCATTTAGAAAAATCTCTACTATGTGGCCAACAGTGTTTGCTTAACCATTCTTCATCATGACTACCATTTGCTAATTTAGGTGGTCTCTCTAACCCAGTTTCTTTATGCCTAAATAATCCAGTACCTCCACTAGTAGGAGCGTTAGGTGTTAAGTAACAAACGCCTGCCCACATTGTTGTATGATCAGGATGAATCCAGCTAGAATCATTTTTAGTTGTATATTGAAAGCATGAAGTATATTCAGATTCATACCATGTTATTTTACCACCAGCATTCTGTACTATACCTTGAATACCTTCTTTTAAGCCTGGCCAATCATGATAAGTCTTTGTCCTTTGTCCTGGGTAATTACCTTTTACATTAAATTCTTCATTTAGTGCAAACTTGCGAATTTCATCAGGATCTTGATAAAAGTCATCTGTTATAATTAAGTTTGTTTTCATATTCTAATTTGTTATATTATTTATTCTCATATATTATCTTTATCATCTGATGTGTTTAAAAATAATAACTGCTTAAGTTTTTGTAAGTTAGTACATTTTTCGTATTCTTCAACTTCTTCAAAATATTTTATTAATCCATCTATTGCTTTTACTTTAGATTCCATTGCATCCTTTCTTTTTAATATTTGACTAGGGTTATGCATCATCACGGCATATGAAAGATTCATAAACTCTGCAAAATCAGTTTGCTCTAATGTTAATAATAAACTTTTAATAAAGTCATCATTAAATCCGTTACCATAATTATTTTCCATTATGTTTATCTTTTATTTTTTGTATTAATTTCTTATCTTCTTCATCTAAGTTTATTGGTATATCTACTATAATGCTTATAAGCAAATCAGAAAATGTAGATTGCTTGTATACTGGAAAGCCTTTTCCTTTGACTCTTAATACTTTTCCATTAATAGTACCAGGTGGAATTGTAAATGTTATAGTTTTGTCAAAGCAATCAATACTTTCCTTCCCTCCTAAGATAGCATCGTAAAGAGTTATATTCTTTATTGTATGTAAACCTTGGTTATCGACAAAAAAATTAGAATCATTAATAACTTCTATAGTCATAATCAGATCACCGTTAAGATCTTCGGTTTGCCCTCTTTGCCCTAATCCTTTTAATCTTAACTTCTGCCCGCTTCTTATACCAGGTGGGATGTCAACCTTTATAGTTTTCATACCAATACCAACATCTCTGCTCGTACCGTAATAAGCATCGGCTAATGTTATTCTCAAAACACCCGTGGTATTTCTACCTTTCGTATTGTAACCATATCTTTGATTAAATGCTCCAGCAAAATTTTGATTCTTTAATAAATCATCAAACATACTACCAGTAAAATCATGCCCAAAATCAGCAAACGGATTATTTGCCATTTGATCATACTGATTTTTCTTTTGTGGATTACTTAGAGTTTCATATGCATCTGCAATTTCTTTGAATTTTTCTTCATTGCCTTCTGATTTATCAGGATGATACTCTTTAGCTAATTTTCTATAAGCCTTTTTAATATCATTTTCTGATGAAGCTTTATCTACTCCTAATATGTTATATGGATCTTTCATTTCCAAAATAACTGTATGCCTATTAAGCTACAGGCTAAGAACAGTGATACTATAGTTTTTGTAGTAATGCCTTCCCCAAGAAAATACCAAGTTAAAAATGTAAACGAAATAATACCAGAACCAAATGCAATAAATCTACCTGGCCACAATAAGCCATCATAATATTCTACCATAAACCTGGTGCCATAAATTAATATGTAACTAATTGCAGTTCCAAATAAAACTGAAACTGTAAATGGGTTCTTTTTAAACCAAGGCCATACAAATTGTCCGTTTGTTTGAAACCATATTGCTGCTTGGCCTGTAAAGAACAGCAAAAATGCCAATAATAATTTATTCATCTATATGATATTTATAGCCTTGTCTAACCATGTGGTCCATGTGGCTTTCCATTTGTTTTGCAGTTATCCATACTGAAGGCTCTGGTTCTACCCTACCATCCTCTCTTTTATCAAATGCTTTATTTAAAAACCACTTCTCTTTTTTGCTCTCCCACCAAAACCATACCTTTTGCCATGATCTAGGTTTTTTCATATAAACTTTATTGCCTTTATCCATGTGAGCAATAAACTGCTTATATGTAATATCCTTTTTAGGCATTCTTATTTGATTCTTTTATTGTAAGCTTTTGTATTCTTTCTTCTAAAATAAATCGCTTTTCATCTAATTTATTTTTTTGCTCTAATTGAATAGCGATTCTCTCTAAGACATTTACCAATTTAGGTATATCCTTATCAACCATTTTGCGACCCATCTGTGTTCTAAAAAATTCTGACATAATTATGTTTATTTTTATATGCACAAACTCAAAGTTTGTTTACAAATATATAAACAAATATAAAACTAATTATGAGTAAGATACCAGAGTTCGATAAATTTAATGAAACCATTGTAGCAGCAGGTTTTGGTCAGATGGGAATCAATAATTTTGCACTAGGTGGAGCAACACCACAAACAGGTTATAGTATGACTCCGATAGCCGGTGTAGTAGAATCATGTTCCAATCATATAGCACAAGAAGCAGATACTTATGAAAAAAATGATAATGACGAACATAAAGCCGATTCATATCTTAAAGAAGCTAAGAAACATATTAATGAAGCAATAGATAAAGCTTATGAATCTTATTCTGCTACTAATGAAGGTGAAGTTAATGAAGCAATGGTTCAAATAAAAGGA